CCTTATGGGGTGGTGTTGAGTTTGGTTCAAATAAATACAAACAGTTCCCAAGTTATTCAGGAAGGCAGGGTCGTGGATCTCGCGGATGGTTCATTTATCCAACCCTTCGCAGAATTCAGCCTGAACTAATTAACAAATGGGAAGCTGCTTATAATCGCATATTGGATAAGTGGGCATAATGGCGAGAGATACTAGAACGCTATCGTTAAAAATCCTTGCGGATATTGATGATCTAAAAAAGAAGTTAGATCAAGCCGATGGTGCGGTTCAAACTAATAGTCAAAAGATTGCAGAATTTGGAAAGAAGGCTGCTGCCGCTTTTGCCGTAGCTGCTGCTGCTGCCGTTGCTTATGCAGGCAAATTAGCCGTTGATGGCGTCAAAGCAGCCATAGAAGATGAACAGGCACAGTTAAGGTTAGCAAATGCCTTAAAACAAGCCACAGGAGCCACAGAAGCCCAAATTCGGGCAACTGAGGACTTTATCCTTCAGACATCTTTAGCCACAGGTGTTGCTGATGATCAATTAAGACCAGCGATGCAAAGACTGGCAGTTAGCACAAAAGATACTGGCGAAGCTCAAAAGTTATTGGCACTTGCATTAGATATTAGCAAGGGATCAGGTCGAGATTTAGAAACTGTTGTATCTGCATTAGGTCGGGCGCATGATGGACAAAATACAGCTCTCGGTAGATTAGGAATTGGATTATCCGCTGCTGAACTAAAAACAATGACATTTACCCAAATGCAACAAAGATTGGCTGATCTTTATGGTGGCGCAGCTAGTGAAAATGCTGAAACATTTCAAGGCAAAATTGATCGCCTAAAAGTTGGATTTGATGAAGCCAAAGAATCACTTGGCGTTGCATTATTGCCAGCAGTAGAGCAATTTATTACATTCTTAAACGATAAAGGCATTCCAACACTTAACGGATTTATTGCAGGTTTAACAGGCGATCAAGGATTAAGTGCTGGACTTGCTGAAACGCAAAGAGGTGCTGAATCATTTGGCAAAGCAATTGGCGTGGTCATTGGCATAGTGCAAGGATTTATAACATTTATAAGAGAAGCAATTGGTTTAGTTATATCATTAACAAATGAATTGATTAGAGCACTTAATGTAATTCCCGGAGTTAATATAGGATCAATTCCAAATCCTGCTCCATCCGCAGGTGGCAAAAAAGTTCCAACAGTTCCAACTACTAAAGGTGGATCAAACTTTACATATGGATCAGGCAACCCGCTTTATTTAACTGTCAATGCCATTGATGGCGAGGGTGCTGCTAGAGCTGTTGCACAGACCTTAAACAGTCAGGCAGCTAGAAGTACGACTGCTCTCAGGGATAGATAATGACTGTTTTTACACCAGACTGGAAATTAACTGTCGGTGGGGTTGATTATACTGACATAACTATTGCCGATGTTCAGCATCAGGCAGGTCGCACAGATATTTACCAGCAACCGCTTCCATCTTATATTCAAATAACATTATTAGCATTAAGCGGTCAAACCTTGCCTTTTGACATAAATGACAGTTTAGATTTACAAGTAAAAGATACTTCAGGAACTTATGTTAGTTTATTTGGTGGAGATATTACCGATGTAACTGTTGCAGTTGGTGCTACTGGATCGATCGCTACAGTTGTTGAATACACACTTATTGCAATGGGTTCACTTGCTAAATTAACTAAAGAAATTTGGGATGATAATATCTCGCAAGATGAGGATGGCAACCAAATTTACACAATCCTTTCCAGCGTATTACTTGGAACTTGGAATGATGTGCCAGCAGCTTCAACTTGGGCAACTTACAATGCAACTGAAACTTGGGCTAATGCAGTTAATCTAGGATTAGGCGAAATAGATCAGCCAGGTCTTTACACAATGACTGCACAATCAACCATAGTAGATACCATTTACAATGTTATTTCAGATATTGCCAATTCAGCTTTTGGATATATATATGAGGATAATGCTGGCAACATAGGTTATGCTGACGCAGACCACAGGCAAAATTATTTATTAATTAATGGTTATGTTGAACTAGATGCTGGTCATGCTTTAGGTGCTGGCTTATCAACTGTTATGCGTTCAGCAGATGTTAGAAATGACATATACATCAATTATGGCAACAATTTTAATTCACAGGTCACAGCTACTGATGCAGCTTCAATTGCCCTCTATGGGTATAAAGCCGAAACCATCAATTCTAGGGTTCAAGGTGCAGTAGATGCTCAGGCAATCGCTAATCGCTATATTGCTCAAAGAGCTTATCCAAGACCATCATTTCAATCAATTACTTTTCCAATAACTAACCCTGAAATAGATAATGCCGATCGTGATGATTTGCTAGGCGTGTTTATGGGAATGCCAGTCAATATAAAAAATTTACCAGCTCAAATATCCAATGGCGAGTTTGAAGGCTATGTTGAGGGCTGGTCATGGAGCACACGATTTAATGAACTATTTTTGACAATTAATGTTTCGCCAGTTGAGTTTAGCCAAGTGGCGATGCGTTGGAATACCACCCCAATAACTGAGGCTTGGAACACTTTAAGCACAACTTTAACATGGGAATACGCTACAATAGTCGCATAGGAAAAGGATAAAATGCCAACTACCACGAATTATGGCTGGACAACACCAGCAGACACCGATCTAGTTAAAGATGGTGCAAGTGCGATTCGTTCGCTTGGAACTGCAATTGATACAACTGTTTTTAATAATGCAAATGCTGCAATTCCCAAAACTATTGTTGATGCCAAAGGTGATTTAATTGTTGCGAGCGGATCAGATGCAGTTGCAAGATTAGCAGTCGGAACAAATGATTTTGTTTTAACAGCCGATAACACAGCAACAAATGGTATTAAATGGGCTGCTGCATCTGGTGGTGGTATGACTTTAATTAACACAGGTGGAACAACATTAACTGGAGCGTCTGTAACAATTTCATCAATACCATCTACTTATCAAGATTTAATGTTATATATTGTTCAACCTTTATTAACATCTAATGGGGAAAATATCCAATTGCGATTTAATGGAGACAGCACGGCAAATCGTTACAGAACAACAACTTTAGTAAGTGAAGGTCAATTATCCTTTAACAGCACAAGAATTACTTTAACCAACGCAATTAACAATGTTACTGCAAATGGATTAGTGCAAGTTTTAATTCCACAATATGCTGTTTCTGGAATTTGGAAATCAGCAGTAGTTTTAATTAGCCAACACAATTCTGATGGTGGTTCGACAAGCATCAATATAAGTAGAAATCTTGGGGTTTATAATCAAACTGCTGCAATTACATCTTTAACTTTAGTTTTAGATTCAAATGGTGTATCAGGAACAGCCTACCTTTATGGAGTTAAATAATGGCTAAATCAAAACCACAAGTAAAAATTGTTAATGTAGAAACAGGCGATGAAATTGTTAGAGATGCAACTGCGGAGGAAATTGCTCAAATTGCATTAGATGCAGCCGAATCAGCAGCAAGAAAAGCCGAAGCCGAAGCAAAGGCTGCCGAAAAACAAGCATTACTTGACAGACTTGGCATTACTGCTGATGAAGCAAATTTGTTACTTGGCTAATGAAGCCTTATTTATCTAAAGCTGCTGAAACTTTGCGCGACCAAATAAATGGAGCGTTTGTGGGTAGGAGCAGGAAAGCTGATGGATGGATCGGCGATAATAAGCACGCATCTAGAAAATCCGATCACAACCCAAGATCTAACGGAGAAGTTTGCGCGATTGACATTGACGCTGGCTTATCTGACCAACAAGAGATTAGTTATGATCTGGCAGATCAGCTTCGATTCGCAGCAAAAAAAGATAAGCGTATTTCTTACATAATCCACGCTGGCAAAATTGCAAGTGCAAGATCATTATGGAAATTTAGAAAATATACTGGAATAAATCCGCACGATAAGCACATCCATATTTCATTCAAGCCAAATGCAACTGGCGAAAAGTTTGACATCCCACTACTGAAAGGCAATTAAATGAAACTATCTAACAAACACAAAGCGGCAATCAAGTCATATTTGAGAGCTGTTGCAGCTAGTGGAGTTGCCTGTGCGCTGGCAATTGCAGCTGACTTACATCCTGCTTATGCCGCATTACTTGGTTCAATTGTGGCTCCAATTGTCAAAGCTTTAGACCCTAATTCTGGGTTAGAGGTTGATTACGGAATCAATGCCAAATGACACCAAACGAATGGGCTGGCTTTGCCGCTGGTATCTGCGCCGTCGTAACAAGTTTATTGCTGGGTCTGCGCTTTCTTATTAAAGGCTGGCTTAACGAATTGCGACCAAATGGCGGCACTTCAATGAAGGATCAGTTAAATCGACTTGAAGCGCGTGTCGATGAATTATTTACAATAATATCTAAGTCATAATTTTAATCATGGCGAACACACGAAAACGCGCTAAACGAAAAAAAGTTAATCGGAGATCAGTTCGCCACACTCCTGAGCCATTGACAAAAATAGATCAACACTACATGGCTTTGCATGAATGCTATAAAGCAGCTAGAAAAGCAGGATTTACGCCTGAATATGCTTTTTGGTTAATGACTGAGCATCGAACATTTCCAGAATGGATCGTAGGCGATGGCGGAATTATTCCGTCAATTGATCCAACTGACGATGAGGATGACGATTAAAGCCAACCGCAGGTATTTAATTACGCCAGATTTACAAATACCGCTGCACCACCCCAAAGCTGTTGCCAACCTTATTAAAATGGCAAGGCATGAGAAATTTGATTATGTTCTCAATGTCGGCGATGAGATGGATTTGGGCAGCCAGTCAAGATGGGCTAAAGGCACAAAATTGGAGTTTGCTGAAACACTTGATGAGGAACGCAAGTTAGGCCAAGAGATTCTTTACGATCTTGGCACGACTGACATTGTTAGATCAAATCACACAGATCGTATTTACCAGACCTTGCTAAAAGGTGCGCCATCACTTATTGGATTGCCAGAATTGGCTTATGACAAATTTATGGATTTTAGCAGCTTAGGCATTAGATTCCATAAGCGTGCCTACGAGTTTGAAAAGGGCTGGCATTTGGCTCATGGCGATGAAGGCAACATGTCCAAGCATGCAGGTATAACTAGCCTTAATTTGGCCAAAAAATGGCATTCTAGCGTGGTTTGTGGGCACTCGCATAGGCAGGGTGCAGTCCGACACCAAACTGGCTTAAACGGCCGTTATTCGACGATTTGGGGTATTGAGGCTGGACATCTTATGGACATGCGGAAAGCCAGTTATCTTAAATATAACTCGGCCGACTGGAACATGGGTTTTACAGTCCTAAGTTTTGGCAAAAAAGGTCATCAAGTAGAGCTGATACCTGTTAATCATGATGGCTCATTTACATACAATAAAAGGACTTATGGGGCGTAAAACCGATTACCAGCCACGCACGATTGATGACCATATCAACGATTTTGAGGATATTAACG